GATCCTAAGGTATATAAAAATTTAGATATAAAATTTTATCTAGATACTATTCAACAAAAAGAATTACCATTAATACCTATTAAATCTAAAAGTGGTGGACTTCATTTATATGTATTTACAAAAGAATTAGTTCAAGCAAAAGAGATTAAAGATTTTTTAGAACAAGTATTATTTCTATTTAAGCTACCTATTACAACAGAGATATTTCCTAAACAAACTAAGTTAGGAAATAATACAGATGATCAAAAAGTAAATGGTAACTTTATTAATCTTCCATACTTTAATAAGAATGAAAGAGTTGCGTTAGATCCATCTGGTCAAGAAATAAAACTAGATTTATTTTTAGAAGTTGTTGGAATGAATCTAATGACATCAGCTAAACTAAAAGAAATATCAGATAACATTATTAAGTTAGAACTTATGGGTGGTGCAGAAGAATTTAAAGATGGCCCACCATGTTTAGAAATATTATCTAAACAAAAAATGGATGATGGTAGAGATAGATTTTTATATAACTACATGGTGTTTGCTAAAAAGAAATACGCTGATGATTGGTCTAAGAAAGTATTACAAGCAGGTAGAAATTATTTTGAATTTAATGAAACTTGGACAGATGATTATATTAAAAAGAAAATAAAAAACTGGGAGAAAGATACTAAAGGTCATACTTGTAGTGATCAATTACTAGCACCGGTTTGTGTTAAGTCTGAATGTGTTAAAAGAAAATTTGGTATTATCTCTGATAAGAAAATTGATTGGCCAATGATGACTAATCTAATTAAAGTAGATTTTAAACCAGACCCAGAATATTATTTTACAGTAGCAAATAAAACAGGTCATTCTGTTGTAGTTCATGCAAAAAATGTAACACAACTTAGAGATCAAAAAGAATTAGGTAGTTTAATAATGGCACAAGTAAACATATTACCACCGCCTATAAAACCTTTAGACTTCCATGCATTAATAAACGCATTGTTAGATACAGTTGATACAGTGCAACCGGCTCCAGGAACCAGACCAATGGAGATATTAAAGAAACATTTAAAAGAATATATAAATGGTACACAAGCAAAAACTTATGCATCATTTGAAAGTGGTAATGTTTTAAAAGACGAAGTGTATGCTTACTTTGTTTATGATGAATTTTACAATGAACTAAAAGAAAATGGTTGGAAAAAAGATTCATCAAGAACTTCTCACATGATTCAAAAAATGTTTGAGACAAAAGAAAAAGAAGATTCATTACCTAAACCAGAGTTTGGTAAAAAGAAAAGATTTCCTGGTAAACATAAGAAGACAGGTAAACCATACCCAGGTGTCAATGGTTGTGTATCTATACCTTTATATTTATTTGATAAGGAAGAAGAAGATATAGAGGAGACTGCAGACTTTACAGAAGAGGAAATCGTATAATGATATATAAGTTTTATGGACCACCAGGTACAGGTAAAACATATAGACTAATTAGTAGAGCAAAAGCTTATGTTAGAATAGGAACACCTTTAGATAACATTGCATACTTTGCATTTACTAAAAAAGCTGCAGGTGAAGCAAGAGATAGAATGCCTGCAGATAATGATAAGTTAACTTACTTTAGAACAATACACTCATTTGCATATGATCAATTAGAATTAAATGATGGTAAGGTAATGCAACCATCAGATTATGAAGCAATAGGTAAAGAGATAGGTGTCAAAGTAAAATATTATGACAAGTATAATAAGGAAGATATAAATTATTTAAATTGTGACAGTCCATATTTTCAAATGATTGGTAGAGCAATCAATAGAGATATTAGTATTAGAGATGAATATGATAGAGGAGAGCACAATAAAAAAGAAATTAAATGGAAGATATTAAAAACAATTGATGACAATTTAAAAGAATACAAAAGAGTAAAAAAGAAATTAGATTTTAATGACATGATAAAACAATTAATTGATAAAGAATCTTTACCTAGATTCAAAGTTATATTTATTGATGAGGCTCAAGATTTATCACCATTACAATGGAAATTATTTGATAAACTAAAAGAACATACAGACGATATTTATTTAGCAGGTGATGATGATCAAGCTATTTTTGCCTGGGCTGGTGCAGATGTAGATAGATTCATAAGTCAAAAAGCTGATGAAGAAAAAGTTTTAAAATATTCAAAAAGAATCTCTAGAGCAGTTCAAGAACAATCAGAGATACCTATTGAAAAAATAGAAGGACTAAGAAAAGAAAAAGATTATTATTCAAGAGACTATGAAGGTGAGTGTGAATATATAAATAATTTAGATCATGTAGATTTAACAACAGGAAAATGGGTTATTCTAACTAGAACTATTAGTAGATTAGTTAGTATGAAAAAAGAATTAAGAGAAAGAAATTTATATTATCAAACAAAGAAAGAAAAATCTTTTAGAGTCAGAGTCTATAATGCACATGTTAATTATAACTCCTGGTGTAGAGGAAAGATATTAGATGAAAAAGAATGGAAAGATATTGAAGAATACATTGGAAAAAAGATGGAAGATTGGGATCCAGATTTAGATTGGTTTGATGCATTTAAAGAAGTTGAATATGAAGATAAGGAATACATTAAAGAAATGATGGAGAATGGAGAAGATTTAGATTCACCTGCTAGAATATTTATATCAACTATACATGCATTTAAAGGTGGTGAACAAGACAATGTAATACTTTGTTTAGATCAACCAAATAAAATTAAGAAAGCAGTACGTAAAAGTAAAAGTAAAAGTGATGAAGAACATAGAGTTTGGTATGTAGGAATCACACGTGCTAGAAATAATTTATATAAATTAAAAGCTAAGAAAAAAGTTAATGCATACAAATTATAGAATTACACAACAGTGTAAACAGAACGGGGTAGCGACATTTCCTATGGGGTGGGTGGCAGCATCCTCCTTTAACGAGGAGAGTTGGTTCGGGTCGCGAGCCCCTATGTTTTTTAACCCGTTAAACCAACAACTGCCACAAATAACTTAAAGGAGAAAATATGCATCAATCACAAATAGATAAACTAGCAGTACTCTGGAATAAAACTAGAGATGAAAAATATAGAAAGGCCTGGTATGAAGCGGTCAGAAGGGTATATGGATAATGAGTAATAAAGATATGTTTGATAAAGTGTTTCCACAAGATAAGCAGATAGGTGGGAGTCACTATAAAGATTTTCATATTCAACCGTATGAATTTATTTCTAAAAACGATCTTTCTTTTTTTCAAGGAAACGTTATAAAGTATGTATGCCGTTATATGAATAAAAATGGTATACAAGATTTAGAGAAAGTAATTCATTATTGTGAATTAGAAATTAAAAAAATGCAAGATATGAAAAGGAAAAAATAATGTTAATGCCAACTACAGAATGGGTAGCACCTACAGAGTTTCCTGATTTAAGAAAAGCAGAAGAGATTGCAATTGACTTGGAAACAAGAGATCCAGAATTAAAGAAACTGGGTTCAGGGGCCATTAGAGGTAGTGGTGAAGTAGTGGGTATAGCTGTGGCTGTAGATGGTTATAAAGCTTATTTTCCTATTGCACATGGTGAAGGTCCAAACATGGATCGTAAAAAAGTTTTAGACTGGTTTAAAGATGTTTGTGAATCACCTGCTACAAAAATATTTCATAATGCAATGTATGACGTATGTTGGATTAAAAATTTAGGTATTAAAATAAATGGTTTAATTATAGATACTATGATTGCAGCATCTATAATAGATGAAAATAGATTTCAATATTCACTAAACTCTTTGTCTTGGGTTTATTTAAATCAAGGTAAGAATGAAGCTTTACTAACTAAAGCAGCTAAAGAAAGAGGATTAGATCCTAAAGCTGATATGTGGAAATTACCTGCAAGTGAAGTAGGTGGATATGCAGAAAAAGATGCTGAGTTAACTTTATTATTATGGCATCACCTAGAAAAAATTATTGTTGATGATGGTCTACAAGATATATTTAATCTTGAGACTGATCTCTTTCCTTGTTTAGTCGATATGCGCCACCTAGGTGTTCGGGTAGATATAGAGAAAGCTGATCAATTAAAAAAAGTAATGGCAATAAAAGAACAAAACCTATTGCAACAAATAAAAATAGAAACAGGAATAGACACTCAGATATGGGCAGCCAGATCGATTGCACAAGTTTTTGAAAAACTAAAG